ATGTTCCTAATGCAGAATTTAAGGCATCACGTTTTAACTCAATAAAACCTGTTGATCCAAAATAAATAGACATTTATAAGACAAGGCCAGTAGGTGCTCCATTTACTTCAAAACTAATATCTGCCGCTGTCACTTCTCCAACTGCACTTGTAATGCTAAAACTTGTTGGTATTGCTTGAAATTCAATAAATCTACCAGCAGTAGATCCATCTTTTATTCTTAATTTAAATGTCATAGCAGTGCTTTCTGTATTAGCACCATCACCTGCACTACTACCAGTTTTTATAATATTACCTATTAATGTACTAAGCTGACCAGCACCTCCCCCAGCTACATCTTGATAATAATAAACACTAGCACTACCTGTATAACTTCTAGTTCCATGAATAATAGTTCTATCAGTATCTTCTAAAGAAACAGTTTCAAGAACTGCTTGGTTAAATGAAAATGAAAAGGATCTGACTTTGGCAACTTTCGTTCCATCTATCAGTAATTCGCCTTCTTTACCAGAATAAAAGCCAGCCATCGTTTTAGTTTAATTTTAAATACATTCTAATCCCCATCGAGGCAAGCGACAAATTTACATTGAACATTTGATCTGCCAGGTCTAACACTTGTAACAGTAGGAGGACCATCAAATCTATATCTTAACAATGTATTTCCAACTTCATCATTTTCACCCATTTTATCTAATAAAGTAGTTGTTAAAGACGGAGGTGCAGTTATACCCGCAAAAGCATTTTCATCTGTAAAATTTATGTAATCATAATCAGAATTTACTTCTTCATACAAATTTAAAATTTCATTAGCTTGAGAATCTGTAATATTTGTAAATCCTAAAGTTAATTTTGCATCTACCTTTTTATTACCATATCTAAGTACACTTTTTGCACCATTTTGTGCAACAAATTCTACTTGTGGAAATCTACCAGGTGTATAACTTCTAGATGCAGGTTTTATATTTGGAAAATCTCTTACATTTGACATTATAAGGGCCTGAAATCTTCATCAATATAATTTATTGTAGCAAGAGTTCCATCAGATAAAAGAGGTGCATGACTTGCTGATACTTCTATTAACCCTTCATCTGTATATGTAATAGATTCAGTTTTATATAACCTATTTGATTCAGTTGTTTGTTTTACTGTAAAAACAGACCCATATAAATTAGAATTTGTAGTTCTACCATTTACAACATTTAAAACAGCTTCTCCAACTTCTTGCGTACCAGGTTTCCAATGATAAATATTTACATTGCTCAGACTATTATTACCAACACTTTGTACAACTCCATCAGGAGATATTACACCATTTTCAAATCTACTGGTATGTGCAGCTTGTGGTGTAGTTTCAAATTTTATACCATGATCTACTTTTTCTCTAATTTTTAAAGCGTGTTTTAAAAATGCTTCAGCGTGTTCTTCACTGGTGCAAAAATCAGACATATCAAAAACTTCTATAGGAAATTTCTCTTCTATAATATTTTCATCATCATTGTCTATAGTTAAAGTCTTTGATAATGTTTCAGGAAATCCATTTGGTACTTCTTTTCTAAAATAAACAGTGCCTATAAAATTTTGACGCTCTTCAGGAGTTAAAAAACTCACCTTTAGATTTCGTGTATTGCCATCTGTAAATAAGGCTCTAACTGTTGGTTTTTGTTCTTTAAGTATTTCAAAGCTATTAGAATCAAATGGAACAGAAGGAAACAGCGAAAACTTACCACCAAGAATCGTAAAATCTAATAAATTAAATATCGCATTTTGATATATAAACTCTCTTATATTTTGTTTATCAGTAATAACTCCATCCCAATAAAATCCATTAGCTTCACAAAAATTAGCTGCAATTGTCATTCTTTCTTTATCAACAGATGGAACACCAACAAGATCAGCTAATCCAAATTTTTTATTAGTTAATAACGCATAAACTATTTCAGGAAA